AGCAGAGTTAAAGAGAGTTATGATGCGCTTATTAACAATGGCCGCACTTGGTTTATTAGCCTCGGTGCCAGTGGCCGTCTCAGTGTTGACCGGCTCCTACACCTTTTACGCTATTATCGCAGCCAAGGTGTTACTCGGTTCATTTTTGACCATATCAGCATTGTCTTTTCGCACGACGATAGAGACAACGAGCGGAAGCTGATCGACAACGTGCTATCAGAGGTCGCAGCATTCTGCGCTGCAACAGGCAGTCACGTAATCATGGTCGCTCACATTAAACGGTTCGATCAAAAGATTTATGTCAGCGATGAGTTGCACGATGCTAAGTGGCTGTATATTGATCCGGCTATGGCGCGAGGCTCTGGTAGCTTTGAGCAACTGTCTTTCAACATCGTTGCTATTGAGCCTGAGCAGACGGAAGATGAGACAAAGGGACGGATGCGCCTTAATGTTAAAAAGTCGCGTGAGTGGGGGTTCACTGGCCCAGCAGACGTGCTCAGGATGAATCCCAGCACTGGACGTTTAGAAGCGGAGCAGATGGAATATGATTATTAACGGAGTTAAAATCTGATGACTACTAACATGTATGTGCTGGACATCGAGACAGATGGACTACTTGACGAGATGACCACGATTCACTGTGCAGTCGCCAAGGATTACAAGACTGGCGAGGTTATACAGTTCCGCCATAATGATCTGGATACTTTTGCTGGCTTAATTGATGGAAACGTAGTGATTGGTCATAACCTCATATCTTTCGATATGCCTGCTATACAGCGATTCTACGATGTTTCGCCAAAGATGGAGATTGACACGCTGGTTATGTCCCGGCTGCTCAACCCTGATCGCGAGCGCCCCGAGGGTCTGCCACAGAAGGTGGGGCCGCACAGCCTGAAGGCTTGGGGCTACCGTTTGGGCTTCTACAAAGGCGAGTACGGAGAGCAGGAAGATGCTTGGGTTGACTTCAACGAAGATATGCTGGCATACTGTGTGCAAGACGTTGAGTTGACAGAGCAAGTATACAAAGCACTTATGAAGGAGATGCAAGAATGAGTGTAGCCAAGAAAGATTTTCCTGATCTTGACCAGCAGAGTTATGACGACATGATACGTCACGCAGAAGCACTTATGCGGTCAGTCAAGGAATGGACAGAGCAGTTTTATGACGTAGATAGGTCTGACGAGGCAGAGGCTTGCCGTGAGGCACTGAACTACTCTGTGTCAACCGCCGTGCATTTGCACTCAGCCAGGGCATATAACGCCAAAGGAGACAAGGGGTGAAAGTCGATTGGAAGTTGCCAATGCGGATCGAACACCGTGTCGCTAAGATTATAGCGGCTCAGGAGCGTGCGGCTTGGCAATTCCGGTTACAACTAGCCGAGCAGCGTGTGGCAGAGTTAGAAAACATGGCACAGGAAATAGAACCTGCCATATCTGAAATGCTCGGTCACTACTATGTAGCCAAGGGCCAAGTAGACAAACCTTTTACTAAGTCTGGCAAGTTGGCAGTTAGGGCAGACATCGGCCAGGATGTTGGTGGGCCTTTCGGGAAGATCGAGTGGCATCCGATAGAGCTAACTCAGCACCAGAAAGTCGGCGCTAGGCTGGTGGATTTAGGCTGGGAGCCAACTGCGTACACGCCCACGGGGCACCCTAAGATTAAGGTAGATGGTGAGCCTTGCCCTAATTTGCAAAAAATGCATGTTAGTGTGGGACAGCAGCTAGCCAAGTACAGCAAGGTCATGCACCGCATGAACCAGATCAACGGCTGGATCGAGGCTTGCAGGGAAGATGGCAGGGTGCCAGCGGTTGCCAACCCCAATGGCACTAACACGGGCCGCATGACTCACAAGATCGTTGCCAACGTGCCCAAAGCCAGCCCTGATGTGTTCTTTGGTGAGGAGATGAGGGGGCTGTTCACACACCGAGGCGATCCTTACAAGCTAGTAGGCTTTGACGCCGAAGGGTTGGAGTTGCGTATCGCAGCGCATTACATTAACAGCGAGGCATTTACTGATGCGCTTATCAACGGTGACAAATCTAAGGGCACTGATCCTCACACCAGAGTTCTTGAGGCTTGCAAACCGTTTGGTGCCGACACTCGTGACGAGGCCAAATCTTGTGTCTATTCAACTGTTTACGGCGCTAGCTCTCGCAAGGTTGCGTCAATACTTAATCTACCGGAAGCCAATGGAAAGCAGATCATTGAGGCAGTTGAGGGCGTGTTCCCTGGCATAAGCACATTGAAGCCCAAGGTCGAGCGAGCCGCTAGCCGTGGTTACTTGATAGGACTAGACGGCAGAAAAATATGGATGCGACGCGATTCCGACGGTAAGATCATGAAACACAAGGCACTTAACTATCTATTCCAGTCAGGTGGTGGCATAGCAATGAAGGTTGTGCTATGCTGTCTTGACAAGAAAATAAAGGAGAGCCAAGCTGATGTGACATTTGTAGGAAATATCCACGATGAAGTGCAAGCAGAGGTTGCAAAACACTGGATTTCGTGGTATACTGATAATGTCTCCAAATCATTTGAACAGGCAACAAAGATTCTAGGGCTTAGGTGCCCGCTTGCAGGTGAAGTGATATCTGGGGATGATTGGTCTGAGACCCACTAACGGAGTTAGGAAAAGATGAGTAAACAGATTGTAGAAGGTAAGATTGCAAAGGTATTCGTCAAGGACTTTGGCGAGCAAGACCAGTACGGTAATCAATACGCGGTCAACATCAACATCAACGATCAGTGGTATGGGCTTGGTAAAAAGAAAAAGCCTGCTGCCAACGTCAAGATCGGCTCTGACTGGCATCAGCTAGGCGAAGGCGATTACATTGAAGCGGTTGCATCTAGCCGAGAGTACAACGACAAGACGTACTACAACATTCGTAGCAGCGACATCACAGTAAAGGAGAAAGGCAATGGTGGTGGAGCCAGTGGGAACAGCGGTAGTGCTAATTCTGGCGGGTCTAATCCTGTACATTCTTCTCAGCCGATGAATCGAGGAGGAGATGACCGGCAGGCTGCAATCATGCGTCAGTCAGCTATGGGATACGCTGCACAGATCGTGGCAGGTACGCTTACCAGCAAGTCTGACTTGGATCAGGCAGCATCGGATGTAGTTCGTATTGCTGCAGAGTTCTTTGTGCCCTACGCAGAGCACGGTGTCACTGCTGATGAGACTCGCAAGCAGCAAGAGAACGAAGTTAAGAATCAGCAGGCGGCTCAGCAGTCGCAGGATGACAATGACGAGTTCGGGGACTCAATCCCCTTCTGATATTATGAGCAAGACCAAACGTAACCAGCCAATTCATCGTGAAGAAGAAAGGTGGCTAAGGAAGGGAGGCGGCTATAGCGGCCCCTCCCGCCGCAAACAAAAGCAAGATTTGATGCACGAGGCATACGAAAATGTTAGCAATTATAGACGCCGATAGCATCGCCTTTGCTATCACAGCAAGTATGGATCGACACATGCAGGAAGAGCCTGACGTGATGTACGATCACGAAGACATCAAGGAAGGTATATCGCATTTCTTACAGAATATCGAGGAAGATACCGAGTGCCTTGAGTATCGTCTGTTCTTGACTGGTCCAACCAGCTTCCGTAAACAAATTATGCCGAGCTACAAGTCTAATCGTAAAGACACCTACCGTCCTGAGATGCTTGGAGATGCGAAGCGGATTATGGTAGAAGAGTTCGGCGCTGAGTACGCACAGGAAGGTTTTGAGGCTGACGATGAAGTAGGACAGATTGCGCTAGACTTTTGGAAAAGCGAAGCAGAGGATGAATGCGTCATCTGTTCTATCGACAAAGACCTCGACACAATTCCTGGTTGGCATTACCGCTGGCCTACCTACAATCGGGAAGGCAAGACTTACTTTGTAACAGAGGAAGAGGCTCTGCACTTCTTTTGGGTTCAAGTGCTTGCAGGCGACCCTGGCGACGGAATCAAGGGGATTCCCGGTATTGGTCCTAAGAAAGCAGAGGCTTACCTAGTAGGATGCGTAGATCACGGGATGTACTACGATGCTTGTGAGGCGACCTACAAGAAGCTGCTGAAAGATCAGATGCCGGAGTCTGAGATTATGGGATATTTTGAAGACACGTTAATGCTACTAGAAATTGGTAAGGAGGGACGAGAAGATGTCTACAGTGCTGCTTGACCAGATTGAGGAGATTGCAAATGAGTACGAGTCTGATGACCAGATTGAAGAGAAAGTTCTTGAAGACCTTTTCTACGCAATCAAATTGGAAATGTATCAGCGGAGTACGGCTACAGATTTTAAGAGTTATGATGCCGGAGACTTTAGAGATGATGACTTCTGAGCTTGAAAGGGCAAGAGACGAAAACAAAAAGCTGAAGCGTCGAATAGCGACAATGGAGTCTGACATGAAGAGGTTGAAGGCTGACCCTTTCTTCTATCCCTTCTGGGCTACAAAGGACTGGGACAAGGCTTATGGCCCGACCGACAAGTGAACCGAAGTATCGCTCTCAATTAGAGCGCAGAGTTTGCAACAACCTCCGCAACAGAGGGGTGAAGTACCAGTACGAACCGTATCAGATTAAATACACAACGGAAGTTAAAACAGCGCATTGCGCTAATTGTGGAAACAAGGTTATCCTAAAAGAAAGGAACTACACGCCCGACCTAGTTTTGCCTAACGGAGTCGTGATAGAGATTAAGGGAAAGTTCACGGGAGAAATGAGAACGAAGATGTTGGCAGTTCGTCGATGCAACCCCGATCTTGACATCAGGATGCTGTTCCAGGCTGACAACTGGTTGACAAGGAAGAAGGCGCAGAGATATTCTGATTGGTGTGAGAGGAATAACTTTACTTATCACGTTGGAGAACAAGTCCCAAGTGACTGGGTGATTTGATATGAGACAATTTACTGACGAACAAGTCATCGCAGCCGTGGAAGAGATGGGCAGTCAAGCTGCCGCTGCTCTTCATCTCGGTATAAATAAACGTACTTTGGAGCGTCGCCTTGCGAAGATCAGAGATGGAGAAGATGGCAGTGAAGAGCGCCAATCCGGTGGTTTCGAGATTCCTGAAGGACATATTGTTAAAGGCACCTCAACTTTATATGACGCCACGACTGGAGAGCCTAAACTGGAGTGGGTCAAAACAGACCTTGACAAACAAGCCAAACTCGAAGCAATCCGATCAGCAGTAGACAGCCTTGTCTCTGTTGAAAAACCTAAGCCGCGACAGGGACTTCCTGCTCCTTATGCAGATGAGGTAATGACAGTCATCCCGATCACAGACATGCACATTGGTATGTATGCTTGGGGTGAAGAGGTTGGTGAAGATTACGATGTAGAGACAGCAGTTCAGATGCTCTGCGGCGCTGTTGACTACTTAGTAGAAGCCACACCTGCTTCTGAGAAATGCGTTATCTTGCAGATGGGTGACTTCTTTCACGCTGACAACATGAGCGGGTATACAGAGCGCAGCAAGAATATCCTAGATATTGATGGGCGTATGAGCCGAGTGCTTGAACTCGGTTGGCACGCCTTGGAACGCTGCATTGACATGGCTCTGCAAAAACACGATAGCGTTGAGGTGGTGTGCGTCCCTGGCAATCACGATGAGTTCATCAGCATTGCTACGCAGAATCACTTTAAGAGCTTGTACCGTGAAGAGCCAAGGTGCTATGTCCAGCCCGCGCCTACAACCCGTAAATACGTCACGTATGGCAAGAATCTGCTAGGCGTTACACACGGCCATCAGACTAAAGATGCCGCACTACCGGGCATTATGGCGGCTGAGAAGCCAAAAGAGTGGGGCAACAGCGAACATCGTCGGTTCTTCCGTGGGCACCACCACCACGACAACCGTGTAGAGTACAACGGCTGCATCGTTGAGCAGTTTAGAACTCTAGCCGCAAAGGACGCCTACGCTGCCGAACACGGCTACATGGCGGGTCGAGATATGAAGGCAATCGTGTTTGACAAAGAGTTCGGTGAAGTGGCAAGATCAACAGTGTCTGTAGATATTTTGAAGCAGTGGATGAAGGAGAAGAATGATGGATCACAGTGAGTTTGGCTCTTTGACAGATATGTCTGAGGACGGTTACGAGCTTGTAGGGGTCATTGCATTTTATCAAGACCCCGACGGCGAAGATGGAGCATTCAAGACTTTCTTGTCTGGCGACATTCCTGAAAACGTGACTGAGTTAGAAGGTATGCAAGCCTTCATTATGAATGTCCAGGCTATGATGGAAGAGTATCTCGATTCGGATATTCACTAATGGACGATCTTAGAGAAGATTATATTCACAAGGTGGTGGACGCTGCCAAGCACTCGGAGGCAAAATTTAGACACGCCGCCTTGTGCTTGGATTCAAGCGGCCATATTGTTGCTGTGGGCACTAACAGTCGCAAGACTCACCCTCAGCAAGCAGAGTACGCCAAGCGCGTAGGCAGACCACAGAAAGTGAGCCTCCACGCTGAGTTGGCTGCTCTTATTAGGGCTAGGGTAGATGTAGAGACTTTAATTGTCTGCCGTATTAACAAAAATGGTGATCTTAGGAACTCTAAGCCTTGCCCGGTCTGCGCCCTTGCCTTGGAAGAGGCGGGTGTAGAAGAAGTTTGGTTTTCAACAGATAAAGGATTCGAGAAACTATGACGGAATCAGCAATAACAACAAAGTCAGCACAGATCCTATCGGATATTGTGACGTTTACAAAATACTCAAAGTTTATTCCTGAGATTGGGCGGCGTGAGACTTGGGATGAGCTAGTTGAGCGTAACATGGCGATGCACATTAAAAAGTACCCGAAGCTCAAGAAAGAGATTCAGGATGTGTACAAAAACTTTGTGTTCACCAAGAAGGTGCTGCCTTCGATGCGCTCGCTACAGTTCGGTGGCAAGCCTATCCAGAACAGCCCGAACCGCATCTTTAACTGTGCGTATATGCCAGTAGATCACCCTGATAGCTTCGCAGAGGCAATGTTCCTGCTGCTAGGTGGTACAGGCGTAGGTTACAGCGTACAGCGTCACCACGTAGCAGAACTACCTGCTGTTGTAGGGCCACTGAAAAAGAACAAGCGCTTCCTGGTCGGTGACAGCATCGAGGGTTGGGCAGACGCGGT